CAGGCATATCCTGTAATTAAGCAAGCTGGATTATTATTATTTACTCATCTTTATAACAATAGATCAGAATCAGTAACGGATGGTTTGCAAAAGATTCCTTATGGAGTGGATTGTTTATTAAGACCTTATAAACCATTGGTAATGTAAATGGCAATAACAAAATTTGAAACAGTAGCAGTTAATGATTTGTCTTTTACCACAAGCAGTTATGGTGAAACACAAACAACTAAAACTCTTAAATTTACAAGCAGACCATTGATATCTGAAGTAAGAGCTAATGTAGCTTCTTCAGAGAAATTTAGAATATATAGTGATTTGGTGCAAATGAAATTTAATTACACACCATATACTAGAGATGTAGTAGATAACGATAATTTATATTCCATAACTTATCAAAATGTTGATTGGCGAATAGCCGATTCTAGTATATCTAATGATAGAATGAGTATAACTTTAATATGTTACTTTAATAAACCAAGTGTAGATGTATAGATGGCAACTCAACAAGATGTTAGGGAATATGCACAGGCAATACAGGCACAATTATTAAGTATAGTTACGCCTATTCCTGTATATGCTAATTTCAACAGAAATTATGCAACGCAACCTAAATTTATTACTTGGCAATTAAGAGATGTGCATCAACCAGTTTATACTGGTAATGTTCAAAGTATTAAGGGTATAGATACCCCTGTTTTTCAGATTAGTGTATTTACGCAAGATATGGCAGATGGTTTTGACATTGCTAACGATATTTTGCAATCACTACATGGCTATAGTGGAACTTTTGGTGGCGGTGGTCATAGTTTTAATGTTTCAAAGGCAGATGTAGTGTGGTTATATCATGGATACGACAATGAGATTGGGCTTCATAATATATTTATGGATTGCACCTTATACATACCAACATAAGAACTTTTTAATTTTTTAATGTGAGGAAATAAATTATGGCACTTCCAAATAAAGTTTTACCAGGTTTTAGCGCAAGTCTTTATTGCCAAGCTTCAGCAACACCAACACCTTTAACAGTAGCTAACCTTTCTGTATATGCAAGCGTTTCAGCTTTAGCAGTTTCAGCAAATTTATTGCCTGTAGAAGCTATTCCAGCTTTTGGTCAAGATGATGCGGTTGCAAACTTTAATGTGGCTGGTTCTCGTCAATCTGACAAGATTCCTACACAAGCCGCTCCAACATCAATGACAATTACTGCCGCTTGGAATCCAAGTGACACAAACCTTTTATTAATGCGTGGCGATGCATACAACGGCACAATTGACAGAACATTTATTATTTCTGCAACTGATGGCACAAACATTGTAAATTATGCTTTTAATGGCCGAGTAGGTCAATTCACAGTCGATCCTAACCCAACGGCTGAAGCTAAATGCACATTTACAATTCATCCGCGTGGCAATCAATATGGTTGGTCAAACAACGCTTAATAAGGATTAAATATGAAATTATTAGAAGCGATTGAAATACTAACAAGCACTTATCAAAGCCTTGATACAGTAGCTTTAGGTTTACCTGTTGATGCTAAAGAGGTTGCTGATGCTTTAGCAAAAGCTGATAAAGATAGTGCTGAATATGTTGCTTTACAAGCTTTAGCAAAAGTTAATCCTTATGAAAAAACAACAAAAGAAAAGGTAATACACAATGACGACACAAATCAATAATAGCGATGACTTATTAAGTTATTTGGTATCCCAAGCTAATTCAGGTCAAAAGAATTGGTTTGGGTTTGCCCAACAACGCTTAACAGGTATTAATCTAGCGCATGAGATTGCAAAACATCATGCAGATAAATTGTCGCCTGAAGAATGTGTTGATTATGCTATTAAACTTAATAATGCGGTGTATCATAAAATAATTAAGGCAGATTAATGGCAACAACCTTTGAAATCAAAGGCTTAAAAGAAACTCTTGAAGTATTTGAGCAATTAAGAAATGATATAGGCGACAAACAAGCCACAAGTAAAGTTTTAATACCAGCAGTTAGAGATGCCATGAAACCAGTATTGGCTATGGCAAAATCATTATCACCTAAAGATACAGGAACATTGGATCGTTCGCTTTACATTACCGCAAGGCGACCAAGTGGAAAAGATAAACAATCAAGATATATAAAATACCAAGATTCTGTTATATCTTTAGTTTCTACTCGACCAATTCCCAAATCTTTAAAAAATAAATTTAAGGCTTCTCATGGAAACCTTAAAGGCGCTGAATATAAGCAAGCTAGAAAAGCTTATTTTACAGAGCAAGGTTTTCTTGCGGATGGCAGAGCGGCGGCTAATGAATTTGGAACTGGAAAGATGTCAGCTCAACCATTTTTAAGAGTTTCTTTAGAATCACAAGCGCAATCAGTAAGTGCAACATTAGGTCAAATTTTAAAACAAAAGATTGAACAATATAAGGCAAAAAATATATGAGCAAATTAGGATCAGCACTAGGTAAAAAATTTGAAGAAAATAGAATATCAATTCTTACTAGAACTTTTGAATTAGGCAATCATACATTTAAAGTAAGAGTGCCAAGCGTTCAAGAAATTGAATCTATTTATGAATACTTTAAAAATCCTGACGAAAAAGAAATAGAAGAAATTTATCAAGAATTAAGTAAAGACTTGATTAAATTTAAAGACGAAACAAACGATAGCGTTGAATTTAAAGATAATGACATTATTGTGGATGGCAGATCAATTAAAGAAGCGGCTAAAAATAAGTCTACTATTCAACACAGAATTGTGGAATATATTAAATTTTTAATTCCTGAAGATGGGCAAACATTAGAAGGCATTGAATACAAAGATATTGAAGAAGAATTCCCATTGGCTATTCAATTAACTTTAGTTGATAAGATTAATGAAGTTATAGCGCCTGATTATAAGGAATCTCGTTTAAAATAATTGGCTCATTAAGAACACAAGTGCGAGCGGCACTTATTTTTAATGGGCATACACAAGACACAATAAACGCATTAGATGAAGCCACAATGCACTCAATTATGGTTATGTATGCTGATGGTGCTTTAGGAAATAAAAGTGTAGCAGTTGGGCTAGGAACGCTAACCGCAGGCGTTTTTAATTATTTAAGAGCAAGTAATAGCCAAACTTATAAACTTAAAGATATATTAGGCGCAACTTATCAATATTATTATAACGAGCCTGAAGTATCCGCAAGCGAATCACTACTTACTTTTATGAGCCAAGCACAAGGGTTTGATGTAAAAAAATTTAAAGGGTAAGTAAAATGTCTTTAATATCAAGATTAGGTGTTGTTTTAGGACTGGATGCTGGCGAATTCAATAAGAATTTAGGCATAGCTCAACAACGCCTTCAAGGATTTAATCAATCTATTGTTAGCTCTCGATTAGGTGTAGCGGCAATTGCTACAGGTTTTGCAGTAGCCGCAACTTCAGCAATTCGTTTTGCTGATAGCATTAATGATGTTGCTCAATCTTCCGAACTTTCTGTTCAAACAGTTTTAAGACTTAATGAAGCATTAGTAACTAATGGTGGTAAATCTGATGCCGCCGCTCAAATGGTTACTAAATTTAGCCGTAGCGTTTATGAAGCCAATCATCAAAATGAAGATATGCAAAAAGCTTTTCGAAAGCTTGGCATATCTATGGAAGATTTACGCACAAAATCTATGGAGCAATTACTTTCTAAAGGTCTTAAAGGATTTAAAGAATTAAGAGATGTAACTGAAAGAACAGGCGTTGCTTTTGATGTATTTGGAAGATCAGCTAAAGGTGTTGATTTAAGTGGGGCGGCAGATACATTTGAAAGAAATAAAAAATCTTATAAAGATGCTCAAGAAGCTTTTGAATCAATAGGCAATGCACTAGATAATCTTCAAAGAATATCAGATACTATGAAAACAGGATTTGCCATTGCAGTAGGTGGTGCTTTTGAATATATTACAGACAAAGCAATTGCCTTCTACAATATGATGGCAAAAATTAAAAATTTTCTTGATGAGAATTTAGGAGTTTTTGCTAAACTTGTTCCTGGCGCTATTTACATGCCAAATCAGGAAATTGCCACAAAAGGCAAAGGAAAATCTTTTGGTTTTGATGATCAGATAAATAGAGAGCAAGAAGCAAATAAAGATGTTCTTAAAAGAATAAAGGCTCAAGAAGAATTTTATAAAAAAGAACTTCAAATATCGGAAGCTAAAAGACAAAGAAATCAAAAAGAAGCTGAATTTGTTTTTCTTGCAGAAAACGAAAAAAAACTTCAATTAGAATTATTTGATATTGAACAAAAACGCAAACTATTGGTTCTTGAAAAGAAAATGAATCAAGAACAAGCTAATGAATTTGCTCAATCAGAAAAGAAAAGAGCGCTAGAAGATTATCAAATTGCTCAATCACAAAGAACTTTTGAATTCGGTTGGAAAAAAGCTTTTGCTAGTTATACCGATAGCGCTACTAATGCCGCTAAATTAGGCGAGCAAGCTTTCGTATCTGTTACTCAAAATCTTGAAAGCGCTTTAGACAGATTTGTTCAAACAGGAAAATTAAGTTTTAGCGATTTAGCTCGTAGCATTATTAGCGACCTTATTAAAATTCAATTAAAAGCGCAAGCTACTTCTTTATTTAGCAGTTTAGGTATAGGCGATTTCTTTGGCAGTATATTTAGTGGGTTTGGTGGCGGCAAAGGCGGAACAAGTATTCCAATTAAGTTTGCTAATGGCGGTGATCCACCTGTTGGCGTTGCTTCTATTGTTGGCGAGCGTGGCCCTGAATTGTTTGTTCCTAAAACCGCAGGCACTATTATCCCTAACAATCAACTAGGTTCTGCTATGGGCGGTGGGCCTTCTATCGTGTATAATGGCCCTTACATTGCTAATATGAGCGCTATTGATACACAATCAAGCTTGCAATTTTTAGCTAAAAATAAACAAGGTGTTTGGGCGGCTAATCAATCTGCTCAAAGATCATTACCACAAAGCAGATAATATATGACTACTTTAAATACAGTCCTTTCTATATCTGAATCCGTAGGCATTGATGACCATAGATTTATTGGTCAAATGATGAGCCGAAATCAACGCATTGCTACTTCCGAAATTATTGGAGTGCAACCTTTTGGCTTTGATATGCGACCTATGAATTATCTTTTATATTCTCAAAATAGACCATTGCTTTCAACATTAAGAGCGGCTGATAAAGAGTTTGAGCAATATCTTAATTTTGGCGTAACAGGATGGGTTAATTATATTGCTTATCAAGGCGACATGACCTCTGCTGAAATTAGCGCTTGTGCATATCAAACTTCAAGTGCAAACAAAACTATTGTATTAGGCTCATTACCATCAATTGGAGCTACAGACTATATTGTAAAGATAGGCGACTTTTTACAGATTGATCGTTATGCTTATATAGCTACTGCCAATGTTCAAAGAGGTGGTGGTTCTACAGTTAATATTCCTGTTCACAGAACTATTATGACTACACTTGCAAGCCCTATGTTTGCAGTCATTGGTCAGTATGGCACTACACAATCTATAGGTGGTAATACTTATACAGGCGTTACTTTTCCTGTCATACTTCAGGGCTATCCAACTTACACTCTTATCCCAATGACTAATGATTCATTTATTCAATGGTCAGGATCATTTAAAGCGATTGAAGCGGTGTTGTAATGGCAAACAATATACCACCAATACAAAATACGAATAATATAAGGATAGCCGATTTTATTCGTTTAACTACTCAAGATGCTAACGGCGATGAGCAAATATATCGCTTTGCAACAACCCCTTCCGTATTAACTATTCCTGAAGTTGATGCCGAGCCATTTAATGCTTTAGGTTCTTTAATCAAAGTAGGCGATGTTCAAAGAGATATTAAATCAACTGCTAATGAAACTTCAGTAACTTTAGTTGGTATTGAAACAGCTCAATTAGGATTAGTATTAAGCAATAAGATTAAAGGTTCTCTTATTGAAATGTGGCATGGATTTTTTGATGAGAATAATGTTTTACTAACTACAGGTGGCACAGGCGGTCTTTATAAGTTTTTTACAGGCTATGTCAATTCATTTAATATTACAGAGCAATGGTTTGAAGAAGCAAGATCATATTATGGTGTAATTAATGTAAGTGCATCAAGCATTCAAATTATTCTTCAAAATAGATCAGCAGGAAGATATACCAATAACAATTCATGGCAATTTTTTAGTGCTGGCGATACTTCAATGGATAGAGTTTCTGTCATTCAAAATATTAATTATTTCTTTGGTAGGGATCGCGATCCAAGCGTTTATAGAACTTGATAAGACAAGCTAATAAATACGATAAGATACAACTTAAAGAAATGATGAGAATGTTTCGAGATGAAAGCCCTATAAATCAATACAAGGATATAGACAATCCTGAATATTTTGATAGTTTAGTGGATAGCCTTATTGCTGGCAAAGGCATTATATTTATTGAAGATAATATAGGATTTGTAATGGGTATCATTACACCAATAATATGGTGCGACAAAACTTTTGCTATGTATGAATTGGCTTGGTATGTTAAACCTCAATTTAGGCATAAAACTACA